AGTTTGCGAAAACCCAAGCATACCCCTCACCGTTTTTGTTCCTGTAAATTCTGCAACCGGAGCGTCCAGTATACCAGCGCCAAACGCTCTAAAGGCTACCGGCTGGTTATTGACAACCATGTTCTGGCTTTTATAAACCGGAGCGTCTACCTGTACAATTCGTTTCTTCACGCCAAACACTGATCCCGAAGCCAATCTTGGCTCAACCGGCATGGTCTTGATTTCAACATCAAAGTCTATCCCAAACTCCCAGGTGCTATATGTTCGATCAAAGTTTACAGTCGGGCCTGTCTTGGTATTAGGCTCAACAACACCGTCCCCAATAACTTTAACGGGGTTATCAACATTTGGTTGATTCATTGTGCCAGAAGATGCCGATGTACCTGTCACTGCATAGTCAGTGAATACATTATAGTCAAACTTTAAGATATGCCCTTCAACATTTACTCCAATTAAGCCTGGGTCATACTTAACTAAGACATAAACATCAGAAACCACAACCGCAATACTGACAAATGTATAGTGACTTGGATTGGTTACGCCCAGCTCAATTCGGCTTGGCGCAATAACATTCTGATCTGGCAGGATCGAGTACAAAGTAATACTGCTATCATCTTGGTTTAGAATGTAGATCTGGTCCGCTTCATCCGTAGATACCGCTCTGCGCCTTGCCATATCAATCGGCGTTTTGAGAAGGTGCGAGCTGAGTGTGGACAGAGGAAGTGTGCCATATCCGCCCTGCTCTTGGTTGTATTGCATGGAAACAAGCGATTGACCTTGACGCTGAATGAACACGGCTGATCCGCCAATGTTTATAACGGGCAGCCCAGGCTTAGAGCCAATTTGAGTTTGCGGCTTGACCATAAAGGTCGCTGGCGTTACTGGCTGGCTGGCCTCTTGAATAACGACAAACTCACCGCCAGAAGTAAATATCTGTAGATCAGGGCCAGCATTAAGATTGGTGATCTCGTTGAACTCGTTGACGTTGAGGGTGGCTTCAATACCTTCGTCATCCAAGCCATCGCCTTGATCAAAGTCAAAGTATTGAGCAACCTTAGATCCCCAAAGTGTATTTGGACGAAGCGCTGTGCCACCAAAATAAAGCCTCGCCTCATAAAACGATACGGTCCTGGGCCATCCCAATGAGTCTGACCAGCTGGCCTCGTAACCCGTTTCTGCTTGCCAGGAACTGTTGAATATCGACGGCAGGCCAGGGCCATATGCAGGATTGGTTAGTGCTGTTGTATCAAAAAACGGTATCATCACAACGGCATTAACTACCGTGTCGCTAACATACTCAACGATCCTGGCTTGTCCGCCACTAAACGAAGATCCCTGCTTTCTACTGATAATCTCTCCGACACTAGCTGTGCCGAAACGAACAACCTTATATCCAGTCGTTGCATCTGGCGCGGTATCCCAAGTGCCATCAATCGTAATTGTTTTTGTGGAGACGTCATAAGCATGAGCGTGTTTTGATTGCCCACTACCAGTGCCGCTGGTTAGCGTTACATTCATGCCTACAGGTGTATTTAACCCTGTAAAGCTTGTTGCGGCTTTGAGTTGAATAGTGTTGGAGCTACCGCCTTGCGCTGTCCCTGTATCAGTAGTCCCGCCCGATCCAGTAAGAGTAATATTTCCATCCACTGCCGATGGCGTAATCGTAAACGCCGGGTAATGATTGTGGGGGTTAAATGCGTAAGTTGGTATGCTGGTAAGCGGCACATCTTCAAATGTCCAGTTAACATCAGAGTTTCGTATTAACCGTTTTGGGTGCATGTCCTGGTGGACAATGATTAAAGTATCAACGGCCTGAGTGTATTTAAGATCAGGCACCATTGCCGAAGTAATATCGGTAGCCGAGACGCTGACTTGGAATACATCGTTCTTGTAAACCTTAATAAACCCGCCTTGAACGGCAAGCAGATAAGTATCTGTCCTACTAAACTGAAACGGAATTAATTTAAATTCTTCAGCCGTTGGGTTGTCGTATATTTTGCTAATAGTACGCAACCCAGGACGACGAGTAGCGCCACCTTGCGGGTGAATGATTACATTTTTTGCTGATTCTAAACTGTTGGAGTATTGCTCAAGGTCGGTTCTGGCCCGAAGCAAAGGGTCCATCTCGCCAACACTGAAGTTTGTTTGGAATTGCGTATAACGAGCCATGCTACCCTCTTACATATATTAGGGAGTAATCCTCGATAACTTGCGGCGAATTGCCCCTAGAATCCACATTCATCGCTTCTCGGAATAAACCACCACGACCATTCTCGCTTGGTGTCCCGAATGAAAGTGAATTGAAATAGTCAGTCTTACTGATTTGATCGGTCACAACCAATCCCAATTCCGCAGCCAACACTGTACGCAGCAGCCGCACAAAGTACGCGGGCATTCTTTCCTCGGCTACAGAAGTTTGATAGTCAATGTAAACCGTTTCAAGATTGGTGTACAACTGGTCGCCAAAGATCTGCCAGCCATAACGGATTGGTAATTGGTTGGTTGACGAATCAGCAAAGAGTGCTCGGACACCAGACAACATATCGCCTGGCAGTTGATAGGAATAGCTAAACTCGTTATCTGGAACGACCGCCAAACGAGCTAACTTAATCTTCTGGTATGACCAGCTCCAGGGATACCTGGAAAGTAAAGAGTCGCGAAGGTTGGGATATAGACTATCACATGCTTGAACAATGTCCGTCCCATCTGCAAATGAACTGATCGGTGCAGCTCCAAGCAGGATTAATGCTTCAGAGCATATCGAAATATCAGTATCACCTAATGCCATACAACGCCTCTCGCTAAATATGGGGCGACCGAAGCCGCCCCGTTTTACTTAGACTGTCAAAGCCGTAGTGATAACACCAGCAGTGTTGGTCGCAGTCAACACTTGACCGCCATCACTGGCATAACAAAGGATAAAATCCCCAGTTGTGATCAAGGCTTCAACGCTGTCAAAATAACCAGAGGCTCTAACAGCAGCTTTGTTATCAGCAGACGATGAAAAAGAATAGACAGCAGGGGAATGGCCGCTTTTAGAAGCGCCAACCGTTGCCCAATTGGTTTGTGAAAATGCCATGAGTCATTTCTCCTTTAGGATCCTGGTTCGGTGCAGTTAACTTGAATGATACCTTCAGAGTCGATCGCTACTGAGGCAGCACTAAACATGGAGCTAACCAAGAACGAGGTTTTCTCTGGAATATAGCTGACTTCAGTTCTCTGAGCCATTGATTCAGCATAACCCATCGCGTCTTTGTGCCATGCGAAACAGTTTCGCAGAGCAGCCGCTTTAGGAATACCGCCTTCATCACGGTTGCCCATAGTGATAAAGTTAAAGCCCATGAATGAGGATACTTCGCCTCGGACTAAAGCTTTCACTGTGTTGAAATCGCTAGAAGTCACTTCCTGGTCGCCCAGCAATGAATCTAACTGACTTGCGTGCATGAGCAAATATCGACCTTCGGCTGGTACGTTGTTTGCATTCATCGCGTTTGCAGTTGCCCGCAATTTTTCGATGTTCATGTTAGTGGTAGCACCACCGACACCCGTTGCAATAGTAGTCCCAGCATTACCGATCATTGCGTCAATGCAAAGCTGGTCAAGACGACGAGCAATTGACTTAGATACAACCTGAACCAGTTCTCGACGCTCATCAAAATTGATGTGTGATTGCTGGAAGATATCGCTGTATTCTGCTGCAATGTAATCCGTCATGCTCGCAGTTACCTGCGCGTAGGTGACGTTTAAAGGGGTGACATCAGTTTGCGGTACGCGAACCGTTGCTACACCTTTGCCGATTTTAGGAAACTTAACCGTGTTGCCCTGTACGTTTGTGCGAGTCCGCATCGTTCCACGAAGAACCGACTCAGCTTGATACGCTTGCTTTACTTCTGACTCGAAGAGAGTAACAAACGCTGTAGTTACATTCTGCGCCATGACAGAACCTCCAATAAAGTGAATTGATTAAACGCTACCGTTAGCCGAAATCGGGCGGTTACTTGTGGAGTCTGTCTCCACCACCAACGGAATCACCGTATAGAAGGGCCGCGAACGCGGTTAGCCATCAAAAACGAATATAACTATATTTTGTGAGAAAACGCAACCGTTAGATTTAATCTACTTTTGCGATGCCATCCACTGCTTTTCAATCTTACCGCGCCAGGCTGAATCAGTGTGCCATCTAGGATCCGCAATTGCAGATTCCAAATCACCCCTGGTCATTTCTGGCGTGCTGGGCGCCGACTGAATCGGGATGTTCTCGTTCGTAATAGCCTGGTGATACTTCAAAAACGCATTGATTGAATCTGCGCTGTTGAGGCTATTCGACATAGCTTCTCGCTCATTGTTAGATAACGGAGCTTTAATCAACAATCTTTCAGCCATTTGGATCTTTTCTTGAGCGCGCTCACCAAGCTTGTTCATCTCTTCCTGGTGATTGACCGTCATCTCTTCTTGGCCTTCTTGAGCTGTGCTCAACACTGCCTGGGCTAATTCTTCAAACGCTTGTTGACTGATACCATTGTCCTTGGCCCAGTCTTTGTATATGCCCATTACATCATCTTCAGCATATAGACCGGCATTCTCTAACGAGGACAGATCGTATTCTTCAGGCGCTTTGTGCTTACCCTGCTTGAACTGTTTCTCCAGCTCGGCATAAGACTTGGCTAGTTTCTCAACATCAGGGCCGTCATCGTCCCAGAATTTTTCGGGATAATAGTCTGGCCGCTCCAGGGCTGGCTCATCTGAATCTGCTTCTTGACCTACCGGCGCATCCGAATCATCGTGCAACGGGATAGGTGCCTCTTGGCTTGCTTCTGCTTCTTCCGAGACAGATAAATTTAATAAAGATTCTTGTGCTTCTGTGTTGTCTTCTTGTGCTGCGTTATCCATTTTCGCTCCTTACTATTCGCTTCTCGATCATCCTTACAATCTCTGCCATGCCAGTTCTGACATAGCCAAAACTAGAATCCTCTCCTGGATTCCAGCTCGGCTGCTCAATTGTAATCCCTCGAAGATGGCTCAATACCTTCTGGCCTTCTTCACTTTTAAAGACACGCCCGTACAGAATATCCATGTCATCTGCCTTTGGTGCCTCATAAAAAGCCTCGTTTAACCCTTCCCATCCATCGCTCATTGAATCGCTTCCTCTATTGCGCCCCCATCATCTACTTGCTGCGGCTCTGCCGCTGCCTGTTGCATCATCATCATTTGTTGCATCATCATCATTTGCTCCTCTTCAGTAGTCAAAAGATTCTGGTCAATACCAAGTCGCTCCGCAATAAACTGCAATACCCTCGGTACAGAGATTACAGCCTGGCCTTCTGGCCCCATTTGATTGGCAATCTGCATATACTGCACGACATCATTGACCTCTTGCAATTTTTGCGTTTGCGCCAGCGGAGATACAGGTACAACCTTAACCTCAACGCCGTTTACCTTGAGCGGCAAGTCAATCAAGCCCTGCTGATCCATGACAAACAATGCCCTGGTAACAATAGGAACCATCGTTTCAGTAATCAATCGGCCAAAGGCAGACCCAAGATTCGATGCAAGCTCTCTGGTCCTTTCTGCAATCTCAGTTGCCGACCTGGCGCTCATGTTATCTGGCGGCAGGGTATCATCCATCATGATCTTCTTAATGTTCATGCGAAGATCGTTGACCACAATCTGACTCGTATTGAAGTCCCCAGCCCTGGGTAATGGCGCCAATGAAGCACCTTGTGGGCCACCGTTTCTTGCAACGGCAATCACCGCACCTGGCTGGATCTTAATGTTCTGTGGGTTTAATACGCCATCGTCTGCCGCAGTGTATACGCCAGCAATCGCTAGAGATGCGTTCTTTAAAACCAGCTCTAAAGTTTTGTTCAGCGTCTTAATATCACTGATCGCAGTAACAAGCGGGCCTCGCCCATATACTTCACCGGCAACCTTCAAATACCTGGAAACAATAAATGGGCTTGATCGCATTTCACGATACACCAGCTCTTGCCTTTTGGTAGTCCACAAGACATGATAATGATATCGACCAGTTTCGTTATCGAAGATTACAGCATCAGTCAGATCCAGTTCTTTCTCTGGAGATCTGGTCATTGCCTCTTCAAGCTCAACGGTCATTTGAGCGTCCGGAAACTCCCGCATTATCGCCTCAGCCTTTACTCGCAGCTTGCGATAAATGTTAGATACATTGCCGTGGCTACCTTCTTCAATAGCAACAAGATACTGCGGGATAGCAGTAAATCTAATCGGCGTGGCTTCATCGCCAGGCGTAATCATCATCACACCAGTACCGACCGCCATGTCCAGCAGGAACTCACCCATAGCCAGGTCAAAGTTAGACTGACGCAACGCGTCAAACATTCTGACATTGTAGTTATCTAGGATGGTTTGGGCTTGCGCCGCTTGCTCTTGAGGGATTCCAGTGCCAGCTTCGAGTCTGCACCACTGCTTGTATGGTGGAAATAAACCCGCCTGGAGGCGATTAGCGAATCGTTGCGTTGCATGAACCGCTGTCGAGTCAAAGACCCGCGACATTTTCGACTGTCCAGGAACTCTGCCCTCGTAATACCCATCATACAAATTGCGCTGTGGTAGCGCGTACTCGTAACAATCCTCGTAAATGGATCGCCACAAATCTTTTCGAGCCTGGGCTTTTGCCTCTCGCTCCATCAAATCGTTTACGTTTAGTCTAGGCATCTCTTCTCGCCTTTAATCGTTTGCTCATTGCAGCAGCTTTGCTCTTAGCATCCGCTTTAGATGATGCGCCCCATGCTCGCAATGACAATAGCAGCCTGGTGGGCTGTCCCTTTTCGTCACGTTCAGGTCCAGAGTTGCCAGCCATCCTTGCTAGAAAGCTGGCTCGTCTGGGATTATCGCCAGATTTTACTGGCGGCTTTAGATCACCCCCTTGCTTTCGTTCAAAATGCTTCCTGCCAGCTTCGTTCAATCCGCCTTTAGGGTTCTGGTAGCGCTTGGCAACCATGTTATCGACCTATACGAACATTGGCAGTGCCGCTAGTGTATTCACCTGCTTTGAAACCAACACGGTATGCAACCGTTGGGCCTGGATCAAATCCGTATGTCTCAATGTTAGTTGTGAAAGTATCCACATCACGCCAGGTCACGCCAAGATCCAGACTGCGCTGGGCGGTAATCGTGCCAACCCATGTTCCCTCAATCGAGAAGTTAAACGCATCGTCAGTATAAAGGCCATCGCTGAAAGTATTAGCGGCGCTCAATGCGGCCTCGACCAGTCCAGCGTCTCTGCTCAAAATTGTCATTTTAATCTCCTAATATTTATTAGCGTGCGGCGAGCCAGGACTAAGGGGAAGAGGAGCGAGAGCGCCCCAGCCCACCGCACTTCAACCACCAGTGCCTAGCGTAGCCTGCCTTTGCTCTATCTGGCTTTGAACTCGACTAGGCGATAGCAGCATACGCAAGCCACCAGTGCGCCGAGATCTTTTACGCGCTGAAATTTGTTCTTGCAGAGATTGCTCGGCAGCTTCGGCTCTCGCCTCGGCCCTTTCTTGGGCGGCAATCAGTTTTGGGTCAGGCTTAGGAGCCTTTGGTGTTTTAAATAACCCGCTCATTCGGTAATCCTCGTCATCAGATAATAGTCAGCCCCTTCAGGGCCAAAGTACCGCATCACCGATTCTACCTTAAAACCAAGCCTTTTGGCGAATTTATATGCTATCTCATTTTCGCATCTAACCGTAATCTGCAATCGCAATACACCGAACTCTGCGACAATACCATCAATAATATGCCTGGCACCACGCAACACCGCTATCGCATTCTTCTCAATGCCCTCGCCTGGGATCATCCACATCTCGAAATTGGTAGACCATAAAGGTCTTACGCCGAAGATGGCAGTAGGTCTACCTTGGCAGATGAACGTCCAGGAGAACCCAGGCATCGCATTATCGATGACGTACTCGTAATAGTTCGGTATGTTTTCGACATACTCAACCTCAAACGGCTTTAGTTCGATAGAGTACACATGCTTAGGGTTGAACGGCACAAGTATCTGGTCGTTCGACATCCTAATGGTAGGCAGTTGCATCATCAGAATATGGCGAAGTCAGTATTAGCCGTATAGGTTTGGCCAGAGGATTGGTGGTTGCCTCGGCGCAATCGTCGTTGTTCGCCGCCACCCAGCATCAGATACCCAAAAGCATCACCAACGTGCGAGTGATCGTTCTTGACCGGCGTGTCTTTGAACCGCTCTTGACCCGCGCCCAGGCTTTGCCGTTTAAAAAAGTAACCGCCGGATAAGCTTTTACGCAAGCGTAAGCATTTCTTGTCAACCATCAGTGCAGGTTTGCCAGATATAAGCCGAGTCATTGGCGATGCACCAGCCTCTCGCC